GTGATTGGTCGCGCCAGCTGAACAAACTTTGTAGCAACAAAAAGTACTTGGAAGCTATCGCTAATTTTGCAAAAAGTCAAATAGTAACTGGTCGTTGCCCTTTAATACTCGGAGAACGAGTACAAATGCTAAAAGATTTACAAGCACTTATACCTGAAAGTATATGCTTAATAGGAGAATCAGATGAATCAACTAGAGAAGACGTTCTTCAAAATGTTGGAGGAAAATACAAGTGTGTTCTCTCGACCAGACTCTTCGATGAGGGTATATCTTGTCATCGGTTGGATACTCTTTACCTTACTTGCCCTTCTAATAACCCTATTAAGTTAGAACAGCGTATAGGTAGAATTATTAGAGAGCACGAAGATAAACAAGTACCTATGATCGTAGACTGGTGGTTATCAGGAGGTATAGTAGCTAGACAACAAACTAATCGTTTAGAATGGTTTAAGAAACGTGGATATTACATACTTTAATTTAAGTGAAATACGTAAAAAAGCACGACAAGATCAAGCGGCTATATTGATCTTGACGTTTGCTCAAACAAAATTATATAATGCATATACAACTACAGGTTTAATGAAGTCTCTTAAAATCAATCATGTTCCACCTTTTTTAATAATAAATGGAACACTTGAACAAAGAAGAGTATTAAAATGTAACTATAAGACGAAAGAGCCAATGAGTTATTTTAGAAATCCTTGGTTTTTGACTCAAAATGTTAGTACAAAAGATAAAATTGATTATTTACAACTACTTTCTATGAGGAGGATTAGTGAAGACGTAGACTACATACCGCAAGACTATGTTGCAGCTCAAATCACTAATCCGTTTATAGAGTATAAAGAAGATAAAATATATTTTACACAAGAGTCCTCGGTTTCGAGGAAATCCTACACTTAAGAACCAACGTTCAACAAAGGAGAAACAATATGGTCTCATGGGATCAAGCCAAAGGTAAACAAGCCTCTGGAAACGGAAATAAATTAAGAGAAATTGAAAGACTATCTATGGGTATCGGAGATACAAAAGTAAGATTAGTCGGAGAAGTTATGCCTAGATATTGTTACTGGGTAGTAACTACTGAAGGTAAAAAAATGCCTGTTGAGTGTCTTCAGTTTAATAGACAAACTGAATCATTTGATAATTCAGCACAAGATCCTTTCAAAGAAATGGATGAAGCGATTTTTGCCGATAAACCACAATTCTCATATGTATGTAATGTAATAGATAGATCTGATGGTAAAATTAAGTTATTTGATTTAAGGTCAACAATATACTCTCAGATAGTAGATTACGCTACAAATCCTGATTATGGTAATCCTGCAGGAGACGATGACGGGTATGATATTACTATTAAAAAAGAAAAGACAGGACCACTTCCTCAAAACGTAAAGTACTCTTGCCTTCCTGCTCGTAATAACTCACCTTTGACTGCAGACGAAAAAGCATTAGAATTATATGATCTAAGTAAAATCTATAAACGCCAAACATATGAAGAGCAAAAAGAGTGGTTAATGAAAAATACAGCTTATTTTGCTGGCGAAGTCTCTGACGAGTTTAAACCAGCAGAGGATGTGGATGATTTAGCATGAAAAAATCACTCTCAGAAGTAGCATCAACTAATTCAGAAAATAAGTTTGGTGCTTTTAAATCTGTAGACGGTGATAAAGCAGTTATTGATCTTAACGAATTAAGAAAACATAACGTGTTCTTTGCGACTCCGTGTTATGGCGGTGTGCTTACTGATCAATACTTTTTAAGTATGTTTAGAATGTCACAAGCGTTTATGCAACATGGAATTAACTTTAGAATTACAACTTTACGTAATGAGTCTCTTATAACTCGTGCTAGAAACATACTAACTGCTATGTTTTTAGAAAGTGAGTGTACACATTTAATGTTTATTGACGCTGATATTGAATTTCAAGCAGAGGATATAATGAGAGCACTTGCATATGATAAAGATATTATGGCTGCTGCTTACCCTAAAAAAGCTCTTCCAATTCAATACGCTATTAACTTTAAGTTTTTAAATCCAGAAACTAAACAGATTCGTACTGAGAACGGAGCGATTGAAGTTCTTGACGCATCTACTGGATTCTTTTTAATTAAAAGAAAGGTAGTTGAAAAAATGATGCAAGCTCATCCAGAACTTCACTACCGCAATGATTCTAATATAGATCCAAAGTTTAACAAATACTGTTATGCATTGTTTGATACTATTTTAGATCCTGATGACAATCGGTATCTTTCAGAAGACTATACATTTTGTAGAAGATGGCAAAAACTTGGAGGAGAAATATGGTTAGATCCTAATACTAAACTTAATCACGTTGGAGCATATACCTTTGAGGGTGATGTCTCTAAAATTATAAACCGTGGTTAAAGTTAAAAGTTTAGAATATAATAATCCTGATTTTCAGGTAGAGGTTGAGTGGGACATAACTCAGCGTTGTAACTATAGTTGTAGTTATTGCGAAAGTTATGACAATACTCAACCTTTTTATTTTAAATCGTTAAAGGAATATATTTCTGCATTTTCATATTTAAAAGATTACTTTGGTAATAAAAAGATAAAATTAAGTTTTCTCGGTGGAGAGCCTACATTGTATAAAGACTGGCCAGAGCTTATGAATTGGTTAAATGAGAACGGTTTTATACCGCACCTTACAACAAATTTATCCGTTCCAGTAGAAAAATATATTTACCGATTAAATAATATGTCCCCATTTATTTCTGCTAGTTTTCACCCTGAGTATTCAGATAAAACTGAATTTATTAGGAATATTATGGCACTTGAAAAAAGAAAATTAATCAAAAACGTAAATGTTCTTGGTCTAAAAAATAAATGGCAATACTGTGTTGACGTTTTTAGTGATTTAAGCAAAATAAGAAAAACAGGGATGACAAGAATTAAAGATGAGTTTACTGGAACCTTGAGTATTGCTAATAAATATGTAGAATATTCTAAAGACCAAGAAAAATATTTTAAAAAACGAGATCAAACAGACAAGTTTATGACAATAGAATTAGATAATGGAGAGATTATGCATCCTTCAATTAATGCTATCAGATCTTCAAATATGATAAATTTCAAAGGAATGAGATGTGAGATTGGAGTACAAAGACTTCACATCAAACCAAACGGAGACACATACCCAAGTGCGTGTATGTTAAATTATCCAAAAGCCGTCATGGGTAATATTTATAAAGAGAATCTAAAAAAGGTTTCTAAAGCAGTAACTTGTCCGTTTAGTCTATGTTCTTGCGCACCAGATATAAGAATAAAAAAGACACAATTATGACGTGTTACTAAAACTGCGGAACTACGTTCCTCGCTGCGGCACTCCGTGCCAGCTCTAACAAACATATGTTCAAGTCTTGTTCAATAGCTATTCACCTACGGTGTAACTCTGTTCACCAGCTACAAACTAAATTAGCATACTTTTTGGAAAGGTGCAATGAGTAAAATTTCACTATCAGAGATATACAATAACGGATTGAATAAAGAAATAGCTGGAAATAATGATAAAGGCTCTATTCATTCTTACATCATGATATATGAAAAACTGCTGTCTAGCTATCGCAGCTGTGCTTCAAAGTTTTTAGAGATTGGAGTAGCACAAGGATACTCACTTCGTATGTGGAATGAGTATTTTAATGAACAATGTGAAGTAAAAGGTATTGATATCTCTAAAGCAAAGCTATGCGATAACTCTTTAGATGTAACTTTAGGAGATTCAAAAGATGCTATTTTATGGCTTGATTGGGACAATTTTGATGTTATTATAGATGATGGAGATCATAATTCAGAGGCACAAATGCAGACAGCTGAAATCTGGCTACCTAAAATTACTGATACAGGAATTTATATAATTGAAGATGTTTCTTATCTGCATACCGATCTTTTAAAACAACTAATCGCTAAAACTGGTAAAATTGACTGGACGGTTGACGTATTTGATATGAGGGAGCTAAAAAGTAGAATTGACAACATAATGGTAGTAATTACTAAATATGGTGTGAGTTATGAAAATTGAAGCATGAAAACAATAAGTTTAGTACAGCCAAACTTTCCTATGAGTATGAAAAATGATAGATTTTTCTTTCCATATTCTGCAGGAACAATCTGGTCATATTTAGACAGTTTTAAAGACAATAATTTCACTTTGAATGAGTTAGTATTTAAACGTGACCCTGTAAATGAAGTAGTAAAAAAGTTAGAAGGAGATAGTGTAGTAGGTTTTTCTACCTATATGTGGAATAGGCAGTACAATCTTATTTTAGCTAAAAAATTAAAAGAGATAAGCCCAGATACTGTAGTTGTATTTGGAGGACCTGAGATGGAAATCTTAAACTATAAGTTTTTTGAAATGTTTCCTTTTATAGATATGCACGTAATAAATGAAGGTGAGCTTACTTTTAAATCAATTGTTGATAATTTAGACAATTGGGATTCTATACCAAATATAATCTATAACAATAAAGGCAAGACCGTAAGTACTAAACCAGGTCCTAGAATTATGGACTTAGAGCTGATACCGTCTCCATATTTAACAGGAGTTTTTGACAACTTAATAAATTCTTATCCAGATTACAAGTTTATAGCAAGTATAGAAACTAATAGAGGATGCCCTTATCAGTGTACTTTTTGTGATTGGGGATCGCTTACCTATAACAAAATAAGAAAGTTCCCTATTGAAAAGGTGTTTTCAGAGGTAGAGTGGGTATTTAATAATCCTAATGTTGATAATATTGATATTGCTGATGCTAATTTTGGTATTTTCGTAGAAAGAGATGAATCAATAGTTGATAAGTTTATTGACGAAACTCGAAGAACAGGTAGAAATATAACATTCAACTCAAACTACGCAAAAAATCAAAATGTAAGTGTTTTTCATATGATTAGAAAACTTGCAGAAGAGACAGGGGGTACTCGTAATGTGACGATCGCTCTTCAAAGTTTAGATGAAGAAGTACTAGAATCAATAAAAAGAAAAAACTTAGCTACTAATAGAATAGAAGAAATTTTTGAGGTACTTACTAAGTTTGAACTTATGCTAAAAATAGAAATAATTATAGGACTTCCATCTGATACCCTAGATAAGTTTAAACAGACAGTATATGACTTATTTGATATATCTCCAGACATTCAAATTCATACTTATAAACTTATTGCACTTAACAATGCTGAACTAACTATTAAAGAGCAGGGCGGTGTTAAATGGAAAAACATCAAAAATTTTGTTGATAATAGTGTTGATAGCATAGATGAAACATTTAATTGGGTTTACAGTACTAATACAATGAGTCATGATGATATAATTTCTGCTATAATATTTGCAATGTTTATTCAAACTTTTCACGTAAATGGATTTTCACAGGTACTTGCTATCTATTCTCATCGTAAAGGGATAACTTATAAATATTTTTATGATACACTCCTTAAAATATGTTATAAGGATGATTTACTTGGTAGCTATTTGAACAATCTTGAAAAATCATATAAAAAATGGTATCAAACAGGAGAATCATGTTTAGAACCAATAAAAGATATTTTATTTGGGGCTAATAATGATATGTCCCATCTTACAGCTAAGATACACGCAGAAAATTTATATGATCATATATTTAGGATTCTTGAGGACTTCATGAAATTTCTTAACTTATATGACGAGGAGTTATTAAAAATTCAACGAGCTGTACCAATTTACTTTAATAAACAAGATGATTACCCGTTAACTTTAAAGTATAATAATAAAGATATAAAATTTTTAAATTTAAATGCTACTGAAAAGAACCACTCTCACTTTATAAATAATTTACACTATAAAAGAGAATCAGGTTTTGGAAGAGCTAAACTTATAGGACTAGAACACATTCAATGACTAAAATACTTTGTTCAGCTGACTGGCATATCATACTACATAAAAAGAAAGTTCCATATGAGTGGCAAGTGTCCAGATTTAAAGAAATGTTTCGTAAACTGATCTCACTTGAGCAACAATGTGATGTTCATATTATTGCTGGTGACATATTTGACAAAAAACCAGAACCAGATGAGATATGTTTATTTTTAAGTTATATCAATTCAGTTACGATTCCTACTTATATCATACCAGGAAACCATGAAGCGACTAAAAAAGGAGAGTCATTCTTTGAGTATTTTACCCAAGAAAATGCGATCAAAAATGAAAATGTACACGTCTTCACTAGAAATGGAAATGCAAGAGTGGATAACGCGTCTTTCTGTTTCTTCCCATATGGTGAAATGCAAAAAAATAATATCCCGCCTTATGTTAGAGGCGAGATTCTTGTTACCCATATTCGTGGAGAAGTCAAGCCGCACATTACGCCAGAGTTCGATTTTGAGAGACTTAAAAACTGGAAACTCATATTGCTGGGCGACTTGCATTTTAATCATCGTTACGGTGATACAAATGCTTATTATCCTGGTTCTCCTTTGAACACCACCTTTGATAGAGACGAAACTCGTCAATATGGAGTAGATATTTACGATTTCATAGACGATAGCAATTATTCTCGTGAGTTTTATAATCTAGACTTACCAAAACTCATTAGACGTAAAATTGGTGTGGGAGAAGAAATGAAATCAGATCCTCGTCACCATGTAGTTTATGAGGTAGCTGGTTCGCTTGATCAGCTTGCTAAAATAGAAAACTCAGAATTACTAGATAAAAAGATGGTCGAAAAACCTCAAGAGGATAGCACTCTTGATCTCAAAAACAAGACACTACATGAAGAACTTGAAATTTATCTTAATCATATTAAAGTTTCAGATGTTAGAACAGTATTAGAAGAGTTCAAAGAATTAAATGTCGGTTGATCTTTCTCTAAACCGTGTGTACTGGCAGTATGTTCAAAATAAAAGTCATCTTAGACCTCAAAAAGACTACTTATGTTCTAATAGGATACCTTCAATCGGAGTTAAAGCATCAGTGCCCATGTACCATCGTAGAGGGTCTTTTTTTAAAAACGACTTGATGGTGTTAGTAAAAGAATTTGTTAAGCTTTATCCTGATAACAGATTTGTTATCTCTCTTAGTGGAGGCATAGATTCAGAAGTTACTGCAGAAGCATTTTACGAACTAGGAATTCCTTTTAGAGTGGTTACATTAAAACTTTTTGAGGGATCTAATTATCATGATATAATGTGGGCAGTGAAATACTGTAAAATTAGAAAATTACAGCAAAAAATTATCAACCTATCGATTGATAAAATGTTAAAAGAGACTATCCCAGATGCTGTTAAATTTGGACAGTTCACTCATTCATACTCACAAATAGCACTTACTGAACTTTTTAACCATATAGAAAAAGATGAAATATTAATTAACTCTGGACACAACCCTGATTTTCATCATGATATAGGTATTGGGTGGTGGGAAGACTCTCCTAATATTGTAAAGTATGCAATCGCTAAAAATCACAAATTTTTTACTTTTACATCTCTCGAATCTATTTTTTGTCACTACGCAGCAAACTACGATAAAAAGCAGCCCGGAGATAAAGATAATACTTTTTTATATAACTCTTTTCCTACCTTAGAAAAAAGAGAAAAACTAACTGGGTGGGAAAATAATGATAATTTAATAGGATTACTACAAAATAAGATACGTGAGTGTGCAGCATATAAAAGGCAATCGTTTATTACTTGGGAACAATTTACTCTTGCTTACATGAGAAAAATATTTGTAGAAAAAGGCTTAGAAGGAAAATACTATGAGTAATATAACACTTTCAAATTTAGAGTTTTCTAATATGTTTTCATATGGAAAAGAAAATTCGTTAGATTTAAATAACTCAAGGATAACTCAACTTACAGCTCCAAATGGTAGTGGTAAATCATCTATTGCAATGATTATTCAAGAGATATTATTTAATAAAAATGTTAAAGGAATTAAAAAAACAGATATTTTAAATAGATGGAGTAAAGATAAACAATGGACAGGATCATTAGAGTTTGATATTAGTGAAGTTACTTATAAGGTAAATGTTCAAAGAAGTGGATCCTCAACAAAGGTTCAGCTTCTTAAATCTGGAGTTGATATTTCAGACCATAAAGTTTTAGATACATACAAAAAAATACAAGAAATATTAGGGCTAAACTTTGAAATATTTTCTCAACTTACATACCAATCATCGGTAGATCTTTTAGAATTTTTGAAAGCGACAGATACTAATCGCAAAAAATTTCTAATTAATCTTTTTAATCTAGAAAAATATATCGCAATTGGAGATAAGATTAAGGTTCAAGCACAGACCCTTGATAAAGAATTTAATATCCAAAAGGGTGAGTTAAAATCTGTTGAAGACTTTTTAAATTCAACAATTATCCCTGAGAAAAAAGACTTTTCAAAAGTTGAGGAAGTAGATACCTCCATTCAGCAGAGAATCGGTGTATTAGAGCAAGAAGTAAAAAACTATAAGCAAACTTGTATGACCATTGATAAAAACAACATGTATAAAGATGAAATTGCTCAACTAACTTTTCATTCAGGTATGAGAAAACCAGCTGAGTTTCAATACTATGATGAATACCAGACTCTAAAAAGTGATTTAATAGTTCTTAGATCTCAAATCGAGACTGATAAAAAAAGTTTAAATGAAATAGACTTAACAGATGTATGTCCTTCTTGCAATCAACAAATGGATGTATCTCATTTAGAAAAGCTAAAAGAAGAACTGTCTGAAAAAATACAAAAATCTCAAACAACTTATGACTCAGCAATGGTTAAAGCTTCTATCTGGAGTTCGGAAATTACTGCAATTAATAACGAACTTAAAATCTTTAATGAAAACGAAGAAACAATCAAAAAATTTGAACAACTATCACAACTCTTTGACAAATCACTTTCCTCTGAGTATCCAAACATTAGTCAGATTAATGCAGAATTAGATGATTTAAATAATATTTACCTAAAACAAATCCAAAAAGCAGAACAAAATAATCGATACAACGAATCAATTGCTGCTCATAATGCTAAGGTTGATGCTCTAACAGAACAAAAAAATGAATTTTTAATTAGACAGAAAAGTCTAAAAGGTAGTATATTATCTAAATCAAATAAGATAAATTCTTTAAATATTCTTAAAAAAGCTTTTTCAACCTCTGGAATTGTAGCTTTTAAGCTTGAGAATTTAACTAAAGAATTAGAAGTTTCTATTAATTTTTACTTATCTTTACTAAGTGACGGTCAGTTCCAAGTAGAGTTTACTCTTGATAAAGAGAAGTTAAATATTTCCGTCATAAATAACGGTGTTAGTACTCCTATTGAAACTGTATCAGGCGGTGAATTTAGTAGGATACAGACTTCTATACTCTTAGCAATAAGATCACTACTCTCAAAACTAGGAGGAAGTAGTATAAATCTTTTATTCTTAGATGAGATTACAGGGGTATTAGACGACGAAGGAAAAGATAAGTTAATCGAAGTTCTTCAAAGCGAAAATGATTTAAACGTATTTTTAATTTCACACGACTTTACGCATCCTTTAATCGATAAAATATCGATTGTTAAAAATGATAATATAAGTTCTATTCAGTAAGGCACAAAATGATTCAAGTAACTAAAAGAGATGGTTCTTCAGAGCCAATAACTATTGATAAGCTACATAAAGTAGTATCTTATGCATGTGATGGTATAGCAGGGGTTTCAGCAAGTGAAGTAGAAATACATTCTCAAATACAATTTTTTGACGGCATTAAGTCATCTGATGTACAAGAAACACTAATTAAATCAGCAGCGGATTTAATATCAGAGCAAACTCCTAACTATCAGTGGGTAGCAGGTAGGCTTATTAATTATCATCTCCGTAAGATGGTTTATGGACAATTTGATCCATGGCACTTATCAGATTTAATAAAATTTAATATAGATGCGGGATTCTATGACTCTGAAATTTTAAAATCATACAGCAAAAATGAGTTAGAAAAACTTAATTCTTTTATTAAGCACCAGAGAGATGATACACTAACCTATGCAGCTATGGAACAATTTAGAGGTAAATATTTAGTTCAAAATCGTGTTACTAAACAGATATATGAAACTCCTCAAATGGCCTACATGCTTATAGCTATGACCTTATTCCAAGCATACACAAAAGAAAATAGACTAAAATGGGTAAAGGATTACTATGACGCAATTAGCACCTTTGATATTTCTCTACCCACTCCTGTTATGGCAGGTGTACGGACTCCGCAGAGACAATTTAGTTCCTGTGTCCTTATTGAAACAGATGACTCTTTAGACTCTATTAATGCTACCACTAGTTCTATTGTTAAGTATGTAAGCCAAAAAGCGGGTATTGGAATTGGGGCAGGCAGTATTAGGGCACTTGGGTCTCCCATCAGAAGTGGTGATGCGTATCATACCGGTGTTATTCCTTTTTACAAGCTGTTTCAGTCAGCTACTAGATCTTGCTCTCAAGGAGGAGTACGAAACGGCGCTGCTACCCTTTACTACCCGATATGGCATCTAGAAGTTGAGGATCTACTTGTTCTTAAAAATAATAAAGGTACAGAAGATAACCGAGTTAGGCATATAGATTATGGAGTACAGTTTAATAAACTTATGTACGAAAGACTATTAGAAGGAGGGGATATAACACTATTTTCTCCAAGTGATGTTCCAGGACTATATACTTCTTTCTTCAATGACTATACAAGATTTAAAATGTTATATGAAAGAGCAGAAAATAATCCTGATATCCGTAAAAAATCAATAAAAGCTATAAATCTGTTTTCTCAATTTATGGAAGAGCGTAAAAATACTGGTCGCATATATTTAATGAATGTTGATCATGCTAATACACATAGTTCTTTTGACGAAGCTATAGCCCCTGTAAAACAGTCAAATCTGTGTTGCGAGATAGATTTACCCACCAAACCTCTTAATGATTTCAGTGACGATGAGGGGGAAATAGCTCTTTGTACCCTTTCAGCAATTAACTGGGGTAATATTAAAAGTCCTGAAGAATTTGAAAAACCTTGTGAATTAGCAGTTAGAGGACTTGATGCTCTTTTAGATTATCAGAACTACCCTGTTAAGGCAGCTGAACGAGCTACCATGTATAGAAGACCTATAGGAGTTGGAATAATAAATTTAGCGTATTGGTTAGCTAAAAATGATACGACATATCAAAACCCTAATTTAGAGTTAGTTGATGAGTACGCGGAAGCTTGGAGTTATTACTTAACAAAAGCATCTGTTAAACTTGCAAAAGAGCAAGGCGCGTGTACAGGAACTCAAGAGACTAAATACTCAAAAGGCATAACTCCTAACATGACCTATAAAGATGACTTAAATGAGCTATTACCACATGTAGAAAGACTCCCATGGGATGAGTTAAGAACAGAACTTAAAGAATATGGAATACGTAATTCAACTCTTATGGCTCTTATGCCTGCAGAAACTTCAGCACAAATTAGCAACGCAACAAATGGTATAGAACCTCCAAGATCTTTCGTATCCGTAAAGCAGTCTAAAGATGGTGTCTTAAAACAAGTTGTTCCTGGTATTCATAAGCTACGTAATAAGTACGATTTACTATGGGATCAGAAATCTCCACAAGGATACTTAAAAATATGTGCAGTATTACAAAAGTATATAGATCAAGGTATATCAGTAAATACATCTTATAATCCTACCTTTTTTGAAGATGAAAAGATTCCCATGAGTACTATGATACAAGACTTACTTATGTTCTATAAGTACGGAGGTAAGCAGCTATACTATTTTAATACTTTTGACGGTCAAGGGGAGATTGATCTTAATAAAATGAATGGCATAGATAAAACAAGAGAAGAATTTGACACCGAAGAAGAGTATGATGAATATTGTGAAAGCTGTGTCCTATAAAGGAAATTTAAATGAGTGTACTAAATACAAATAAAAATGATCATACAAAAGCAAAGATGTTTCTAGATCCAGAAGACCTGGGGATGCAGAGGTTTGATACCTTAAAATATAGAGCTTTTGACAAGTTAACTGATAAGCAACTAGGATTTTTTTGGCGACCTGAAGAAGTAGACATATTACGAGATGCTTCGGACTTTAAAAATTTATCTGAACACGAACAGCATATATTTACGTCTAATTTAAAACGTCAAATTGTCCTAGACTCTGTACAAGGCAGATCTCCAAATTTAGCTTTCTTACCTTTAGTAACAATACCAGAGTTAGAAACATGGATTGAGACTTGGGCTTTTTCTGAAACAATTCATTCAAGATCCTATACGCATATTATTAGAAATATCTATTCTAATCCTTCAAAAATATTTGATGAATTAATGGATATAAACGAAATTGTTGACTGTGCAGAATCTATCTCTAAACACTATGATGAGCTATTAGAACTTACTCAGTGGTATCAACTATTTGGAGAAGGTTCTCATAAAGTTGTGTCAGAAGGAGATACACATCTTACTGACGGACAAGCAGAGCTTGTAGATATTAGACAACATAAAAAGAAAGTCGATCTTTATCAATTGAAGAAACAACTATATCTTTGCATGGCAAGTGTAAATATTCTTGAAGGTGTACGCTTCTACGTTAGCTTTGCATGTTCTTGGGCTTTTGCTGAACTTAAGAAAATGGAAGGTAATGCTAAAATTATTAAGCTTATTGCTCGTGATGAGAATGTGCATCTTGGATCTACTCAGCAAATCTTAAAATTATTACCTCAAGATGACCAAGACTATATTAAGATAGCCAAGGAGTGTGAGCAAGACGTTGTTAACATGTTTATAGAAGCGGTTGATCAAGAAAAAGCATGGGCTGACTATTTATTCAAAGACGGTTCTATGATTGGATTAAATGCTCAATTACTGCATGACTATATTGAATGGATTGCTAACAAACGTATTACAGCAATCGGTATTAAATCACCGTTTAAAGTGCCTAGAGCTAACCCTCTTCCTTGGACACAAAAATGGATAAGTGGGGCAGAAGTACAAGTAGCCCCACAAGAAACAGAAATCTCTAGTTATATAATTGGAGGTACTAAACAAGACGTAACACAAGACACATTTAAAGGATTTTCACTGTGATTGATTTAAATAAATATAAAGACTTTGTAAAAGAAGTAACTTCTAATGAATCTAATTTCACCAGTTTCTTTGGCGATAACCTTGTCAAACTTGAAACAGAGTCTAAAGTTAAAATGGCTCTTCTTTTGACAGGAGCAATCGGTTTATCCTCAGAAAGCGGTGAGTTTAGTGAGATTGTAAAAAAGTGTATATTTCAAGGAAAGCCCTTAAATGACGATTCTATATTCCACATGAAACGTGAACTAGGAGATATTATGTGGTACTGGATTAGTGCTTGTAGAGCACTTGACTTAGATCCTAATGAGGTTGTAGCTGAGAATGTTAAAAAGTTAGAGTCTAGGTATCCTGGTGGGCAATTTGATGTTTTCTATAGTGAAAATAGACAAGAGGGTGACCTTTAAGTAAGAGGATAGTAAAATGCCAGAATATGTAAAGACACTAGATAATTTTTGGAGAGAAGACCTTAAAAAACACACATATACTAAGCAAGTACCCTTCGTTGCAAAAAATTTTGATCACTTAGATAGATCATACTATAATAAAGACTTCTTACTTCAAAGTTTTAATAGTGAAGTACCTTGTTACGTTAAGTTTAAGGATATTTTAAATGTCGTACACGCATCTGTTAGCTGGACTAATATATTACCTAATGTTATACTTCCTACTCATAAAGATACTTTTTATACCCTTAGACAAGAACATAATGTAGAATTTGATAATTGTTTCAGGTACTTAATTTTTTTAGATAATTGGGAATTTGGACATTATGTGGGTTTTGAAGCTGTAAACATTACTCATTGGAAAGCAGGAGATGTATGGAAGTTCACGGGTCACGAAATGCATTATGGTATAAATGCAAGTAATAATCCTTTTCACACTTGCCAAGTAAGCACATTTAAATGACTTTTGGTATTTTAGGGTATGGCTACGTAGGGAAAGCAACGCACAAAGGATTGTTAAAAGACAGCAAAGTAATCATATATGATATTACCTTTGATATCGATAAAAATATTATATATAGTGCAGATACTGTTTTTATCTGCATCCCAACAACGAGTGACGAAGACATAGATATTCTTATTAAGGAAGCAGAAGATCTTAAAAGTCACAATCCTAGTGTAGAAATAGTTATTAGAAGCACGTTACCTCTAGGAACTAGTAATAAACTACAAACAATACTTGGCCCTATCATTTATATGCCTGAGTTTTTAAGAGAAAGATATTGGGATACTGATTGTCATAATCGACCATTAATTTATGGTTTTGATAATAATTATATACCAGAATGGCTAAAGTCAGAAAAATTTTATAAGTGTTCTACAAAAGAAGCAGAGCTTCTTAAAATGTTTTCAAATAATTTTTCTGTAATGAGAATAGCTTATGCAAACGTATTTTATGATTTAGCTCAAAGTGTAGATGCGGATTATGATACCGTAAAGAATTTATTCTTTAAGATTCAACAGACTCAAACTTACATGGAAATTCCTGGGCATGACGGCACTAGAGGGTTTGGTGGTAAATGTCTACCTAAAGATTTAGATTTCCTAATTAACACGCTTGAGAAGCATAAAATAAATCAAAATTGGTTTAAACACATTAGAGAGTTAAATAAGGAATGGCAAGAAAAGTTTTAGTAACAGGCGCTTGTGGACTTATAGGATCTGAGCTTTGTAAACAACTTAGAGAACAAGGTTACTTTGTTGTAGGAGTTGACAATGGCTTCAGGTCTTCTCATTTTACTAATTGTGGTGATTTTGTTAAAGAATCTATAGAAAAATTTGTGTTAACTGTTCCTAACGTTTTTGATTATATATTTCATATGGGTAATATAAATGGGACTAAGTATTTTTACGACATTCCTAATCAAGTACTAGAAAATAATATTGGAGCTGACTTTGCCATCTTCAATTATGCGAAGCAAAATTCTAAATGTAAGTTAATATATGCCTCATCCAGTGAAGTCATAACGGGTACAAGAAATTATCCTACAGATGAAGAAAAGGATGTTAATATAGCCAATATTCACAATCCCAGATGGAGTTATAGAGTAGGAAAGATTGTAGGAGAGAATTATCTAATTAACTCTACTTTAAATTATCTAATTATTAGATTTTTTAATGTTTATAGCGAAAACAGTGAGGGTGGACATTTTGTAAAAGATTTAATAGAAAAGATAAAAAGTAGTAATTTTGAATTAATCGGTGCTAAAGAAACAAGATGTTTTTGTTACGTGGCTGACGCAGTTGACGCTGTTATAAACATTAAGGATATCTCGAATGAGATTATTAATGTTGGATCAGATGAAGAGATTTATATTTTAGACGCAGCTAACATTATCGCTAATTCTCTTAATATTAAAAACATAAAATGGAAAACTAAAAAGAGACTTGAAGGTAGTGTCAAAAGAAGAAAGCCAGATTTAAGTCTTTTAAAAAAACATTATCCATGTTATGATCCAAGATCATTTGCTAAGGGGATAAGTAAAATAATAGAAATGGAAAAGAAATGAATAACATAGTTGTGTGGTCAAAAGAAAACTGTATGTACTGTGATATGGCTAAAAGACTTCTAAACAAAAAAGAAATAGTTTTTGAAGAGAAAAAAATAGGTTATGGTTACGAAAAAGAAGATTTATTAAAGGAAGTACCAAATGCACGAACGGTACCTCAAATAATAATTGACGGTAAGGTGATAGGTGGTTATAATGATCTTAACAATTACTTTAACAAAGGAAATTAATGCCAAACGGAAACGGTAATGGGAAAACCCACTTAAAAAGAGTTAGAATCGATGATTTACTAACATTCCAACCTATAACAGACAATCAAACTTTAACTTATGACGCGTATAAAAACCATAAACACTTATTGTTACATGGTATAGCTGGTACAGGAAAAACATTTTTGAGTTTGTATCTTGCGTTAGAAGATGTTTTAGACCCCTCAACTGTATACGATGATGTTTTTATAGTAAGATCTGTTGTATCCACCAGAGACATTGGATTTTTACCAGGTGATGAACAAGAAAAAGTTTCTATTTATGAAGCTCCTTATAGATCAATATGTAGAGAGCTTTTTGGATTAAAAGATTCTTATGATTCTTTAAAGCAACAAAATAATGTAAAATTTATGAGTACCTCATTTATTAGAGGAATCACTATAAATAATGCAGTTGTCATAGTTGATGAGTGTCAAAATTTAAACTTTCATGAACTTGATAGTATAATTACACGTATAGGCAAAAACAGCAAGATTATATTCTGTGGTGATTATACTCAGTCAGATTTAACTCGTGAAGTTGATAAACGAGGAATAGTAAATTTTATGAAGATCTTAAAAGAGCTTCCAGAGTTTACTACAGTTGAGTTTGGTATTAATGATATTGTAAGAAGTGATTTTTTAAAATCATATATTATAGCCAAGTATAAACTAGGCTATTAAGGAGAAAAGAAATGTCAGGAAATGTTTGGTCATGCGCTGATTATGAAATATTAAGAGTTGAGCAAAAAAGTGATAATACAGAGTATAAAGTTACTTTACAAAGATTGCCAGAAAGCAGTTATCCTCAATACACTGTTATTAATATGCTTAGTAATGAGGTTGATGAAGATGGTATCATCAAATTCCCACATAGTCTAGCACTAAGTGATTTTTTAGCTAATGTTATCCCAAGTGTTAATGCAGCAATAGCAGCAGATGATGCTGAATCATTTACAAATTTATCTTAGAGGTTGAAATGCTTTTTAAAAAAATTTTTTTAGAGTACGATTTTTCACACTTCACTGATAAAAATCATGAAGAAGTTGGAAAGCATTCCTGTACAACTCATCAAGAAAACGATAACCCAGAATTATATGAAAAGCTTGGAGGAATACCTGATTCCTATAACTTACATAATACAATCATCTACCAAATGTGGTATGACAATGAAGAGTTAAAAAAAGAGTTAGGAAAACAATTAGGAATTGATGCGGTTTCTGTTTCAAGCATCATGCAGCCATGTGGTAATACCATAACTGTACACTCAGATCATTTTTATAAAATTAAGACAGCTTTCCCAAACGATAATAGAAAAAAGGTAAGAGCTAATATCTTTCTCAAAGATTGGGAGCCAGGGCACATCTTACAGTATAAACATAAAGACAAATGGGAATCTCCTATATACTGGAAGGCCGGAGATGGATACGTTTGGGACAGCGATGTTTTACATCTATCTGGAAATTCTGGAATGATACCTAAATTTACTTTGCAAGTTTCTGGATTTATTGTCTGATGACAATTAATTTTATTTACGATAATTTAGAAAACGTACAAAATCCAATTCCAAATGGTATTGAGCGTAAACATCTCAAAGAAATCTATGTCAAAAATTTTCAAAACTTTAGAAAATACTCTCCTTTAAGATCTGCTTCTTTTCTTAATCTCCCTAATATAAATAATACTAAAATTAAATACGATAGTAAAGGTATATATCCTATAGCTTTTGATAGTATATCAAATTCAATTGATGAGTATCAAGTAAGAAATCTTGTAACATATGGAATATCTAATTTAGCTAAAAGACTAATAAACAACGAAAATTTAAAATTAATAGTTTTCTTAAAAGAGCCTATCTCAAAAAAAAGTATATATTCTCTATACTATACCTTAAAAGAATTTTTCAATGAATTTATAATATACTCAGATTTCATACCACAAGATGATATGAGTGATCATTTAAGACACAATCTTGCTTGGGAACACTTTACTGAAATTAATGAATTTAAATTTTCAAAACCATTTACTCAAGCTAATGATAAAATTAATACTGAGAAACATGAAAAGCTTATATTTGGAGTCCCTGGCTATACTAATAATCTTTTTGATTTTAAAGCAGCTGCTGCATTTAGCTTGATGGAACTCGGTTTAGACAAAAATTGCGCAATTTCTTTTATTAAAGATGTTGAGATTTGGGAAAACTATACAAGAGAATCTTCAATTAAAATAAATTATATTGTAGAATCGTTAAAATCAAAATATTCAGATAAAATGTACGGAAACTTATCCTATGATGATTTATTTATTAAACCTTTGATGAATTTAGTTGTTGGCCCTTATATGGAAGTTAATAACGTAGACGGGATTGACTACCCTTGCATAGCTGATAAGATTTTTAAACCTATAAAACATAAATTGCCATTTTTATGTATATCACAAAAAGATACTTTAAAGGAATTTAAAAAAAGAGGATATAAAACTTTTCATCCTTATATAGATGAAAGCTATGATTCAATAGATAATAACGATGATAGACTATTTGAAGTTATTAAACAAGTTAATCATATTTGTAATCTAAGCGATCACGATCTAAGTTCCTTAATTGAAAAAATAAAACCAGTCTTAGATTATAATTATAATAATTTTAAATACAGGGTCAAAAGTGAAATTGACTATCTATCAACACATTAAAAGAAATACTCGTTTATGCCCGTAAATTATACAAACCTACCAGATAATAAAAATAAACCTTTTGGAGGTGCCTATAGTATTTATGACAAAGAAACTTGTGATGTAAGAGACTATGCGATAAAGTCTTTTGACTCAACTATCTTCCGTGATAAAGATAAAATAGAAAAACTAAAGATTGATTTTTTTAATGAATATAAAAAGTGGATGTTTTCTTCTCATAATATTACTGGATATGAAAGTTATAATACATTCTGTTTCACAAACGGTACTAGAGAATCATTCTATAACTACTATTTAAGATATTTACCAACAAAACGATTAAGGCTGACGAGGGGAGAATACTATTTTAACCAAATGTTAAAAGGTATATACCCAGAATATGTAAATTTTGAATGGCTTGAAGATTCCCCAATAAGAGAAAATGATTTTGTATTAATTAGTGTTCCATTTTCTGATACAGGAACAATCCCAAGCTTTTTAGAAGATATGCTTATCTCGTGTGATCTTCTTAAAGTGCCTGTTATGCTTGATTTAGCATATTTAAACATATCTAAAAATTTAAGCTTTAGTCTAGATCATGAGTGTATAAAGTATGTTGTTACGTCTCTTTCAAAAGTGTTTCCTATAGAAAATTTTAGAATTGGATTAAGACTGCAAAAAGATGAAACCGAAGATCAATTAAGTGTGGTAAACGAGCCTTACTATAACTACATAAACCTACTTAGTGCGCATGTAGGATTATCCTTAATAAGGGCTTTTCCTGCGAATTATATTTATGACAAATATAAAAGTAAGCAATTAGAGTTTTGTGAAAAATTAGACCTAATACCCTCTGAATGTGTGTATTTTGGTATAGACCATAAAAATAAATATAATGAGTATAATCGAGGTAGAGATACAAATAGATTATGTTTTACTAGAATCTGGGATGGGAGGATGGATTATGAGCTGCAATAACGATTGGGATGATTTAAAAGAGATAATTGTAGGAGTAGCAGACTTTGCAAACATACCAATACCTAATATATCAGTTTTAAAATGTCAATTCCCTGAGTATGAGGAATCATATGTTAAACAATATACAGGATTTTATCCACAACAAATTATTGATGAACAAAATGAGGATCTTAATATTCTTAGTGAAACCTTAGAAAAATTAGGTATAATAGTACACAGACCTGATACAAGATTTGCTGAAAAAGAAATTTTATCGCCTTCTTGGAAAGGAAAAAATTGGCATTATCATTGCCCTCGTGATTTAACTTTAGTTGTAGGAAAAAACATAATTGAAACTCCCTCTCCTCTTTGGAATCGACAATTTGAGACATGGGCGTATAGAGATACTTTTTTTAAACTATTTAATGAAGGGTATAATTGGATAAAAGCACCCATTCCTATACTAAGTGATGAAAACTATAAAAATGATACTAAAGGAGTTCCGTCACTAAATAATATTGAAATACTTTTTGAAGCTGCTAACTGTGTAAGAGTAAACAAAGACATACTTTTTCAAGTAAGTAATACTGGTAATTCTTTAGGAGCAAAATGGTTACAGGCAGTTCTTGGTGATGAGTATAAAGTACATGAAGCTAAAAATTTATACTCCTACGCCCATTTAGACAGCACTATAATACCTCTTAAGGAAGGGCTCGTATTGTATAATGGGTCTAGAGTTAATAGTGATAACGAACCTGATCTATTTAAGTCTTGGGAAAAAATTTGGATTCATGACATTGCAGGAGTTAGTGAAAAAGCAAAATTTAACTTACCTTGGGGAGCCAGTGAGTGGATCGGGTTAAACATGTTAAGTATAAATAGTAAATTAGCTATAGTTGATAAGAAACAAACACATGTTCATAAAGAATTAAATAAGCATGGAATTGACGTAATCCCTTTAGAATTAAGACACGACAGATTGATAAGTGGCGGATTTCACTGCGTAACCTTAGATCTTAAAAGAGAATAATATTGAATAATTTAGTAGTGTGTGGTGATAGTTTCTCTTTTGGAGACGATGAAACTGATTGGACAAAGATAGTAGCTAATAAACTCAATCTTAACCTCGTCAACCTATCTATAATTGGTTGTAGTAATTTAGCTATTTGTTATCAAATAGATTACGCTATAAAAAATTTAAATTTTGATTTGATGGTTATAAATTTAACTACTGCTGAAAGATTTGAAATCGATGACGATGATTTGAATTACCCTGCAAGTATCAAAGATTTTAGAACAAACTTAGATGAGTATGAACATAACAGATTTGACAAAACTCCATCAATTATTTCTGGTAATATTATATTACATCTAAGAAATTCTAAACTTGATAGAATCAAAAATAAATTACAAAATTTGTCATTAAGATTAAGTGCTCAAACTCAATCTTGGGCTTTACAACATCTTTTAAAAGGTTTAGGTAATAAATTTTTGCTATATAGAAATATTTTTCCTGTATTTTATCACGATTTGAAAAAATATGAAAATGAGCATTACTTTGAGTTAGATGATATACTTATCAATTCAGGGGCACATGATTTTGAAGAAAATAAATCTAAAGAAGAAAAAAATTCAAATCACTTATCTATAAGTGAGAATAAAAATTTTGCAGAGAGAGTTTTAAAAGACTTCAATGAAACTAAATTTTGTCTTTGATAATGAAAATATTCCTAACGGTATTGAAGAAAAACTACAAAAAATTTACATTAAAGATTATGATACATTTAGCAATCTAACGGATATTAGGATGCCAAAAGTCTTAAAATTTTTTGATCACACAAAAGAAGTACTTAGTGAGTCAAGCAAAGGTATATACGCTATTGAACTTAATCCTGATAACCCTGATCACTTTAATATTAAAAATATAAAATGTATAATTGAACTATATGTGTCAGACTTAGCCCGTAAAAAAATAAAAAATGGCAGTATAAAACTTATATTTTTTTTAAACTTTGAAACATATAATACTAATAAGCTTTTACAAATTAGTGATCTGTTGTCAGAAAACTTTGAAGATTTTACTCTTTACACTAGGTCAACTTTACTTTGTAGCAGAGATAAATTTAGACATATTTGTTACGATGAGATCTTGATATTACGTGAAAAAGAGTTTAATGTAGGCATAAGAAAAAATTATCCTTATATAACTTTAAATGATAAAAAACTTTTTAACATATTAGCATATGGAAGAGAATTATTAGATTTTAGGGCTGCAGCAATACAAATACTTTTTAATTTAAATGCACATAAAAACTCCTTAATAACAGTTTCAAAAGATACAGGTATAGAAAAAAACTTTACAAAAAATACTTCAAATAAAATTAACCAATTAGTAGAGAAAACAAACTTTCAAGATGATACTTTTAATGATGCTTGGGGAGTTCCTTTACCGTTTACTGAAATATTTAAAAATACCAAGATAAGTTTTATTTTAGCTCCTTATTTTGATTTTTATGAATTTGATTATCCATTTTTAAACGAAAAAATAATCAGGGCAGCCTTTCATAAACAACCCTTTTTAATACTGTCGCAACAAGGAACTTTAAAAGCGTTTAGATCAAAAGGCTATAAAACGTTTCATCCTTATATTAATGAAAATTATGATAATATAGAAAACAATGATGAAAGATTTTTTGAGGTGATAAAACAATTTTTGTATTTAAATAGTTTATCTGATAAAAAATTAAGTGAATTTTTTAAAGACGTAAGTCCTGTTCTTACTCATAATTTCAACATTTTTTATACCGTTATTAAAAATGAATTTGATTTTCTTATGAAAAAACAAAATGACTGCATACTATGATATAGTAAAAGGAAGCACCGTAATACCGAACGGTATCTACTCTAACAGACATATTGAAAAGTTTGTTACACAAAACCCCCATAGTGCTACTGGAATAGCATTTGGGCACTCTGAACTAATTAAAAAAGCAATCAAAATTGGAATGCAGTTCAAACTTAAAAAGCTCGATAAAAACAGCAAAGGTATTTACCCAGTTTCATTTCAAGAGCCTAGCGCCATTAATAAGATATACTGTAATTATTTTTTAAATGTGTGTATTTCCGAGTTAGCAAAAGAAAAAATACTTAATCATGACCTTAAGTTAATAATATATTTAGAACAAGAACCTGTCTCTGAAAAGCAATTTTTTGAACTATTTAATTGTTTGCAGAAAAGTGACTATGATAATTTTCTTATATACTCTACATTTTTACCTAAAAATTATGAAAATGATGATATACTAAAAAAACATGTAAAGCCATCCTATAGAGGAGAAGTTGAGTGGTTTACAAGAGAAGATTATTTAAATCTTGTTCCAGAAATTATAGATAAAAACTTTTATACTCAACCAAATAATTCTCATCACGATAAATTAACTCACAAAAATATTAAATCAGTTGTTTTTAATCATACTTGTAATAATTATGATTTTAGAGTTGCTACTGCATATTATCTTTTAAAAAATAATCTTAGTGAAGTGTGTGCTGTATCATACAACTCATCTTATCCTATATTGAAAAATTTCACATCAAAAAGTCCAAAAATTCAAGAGTTTATTCAATCGCCTGATATTAAAAAAACTCTTGAATCAACTTATGGTTATTTAAGTAGAAGTGATTTAAAAAAAGGAGATATTCATTTAGCTTTGGAAGCATATTTTAGTAATGATTTAATAAGTTACCCCTACGTTACTGAAAAAAGTATTAGGAGCATCACTTTAAAAAAACCTTTTTTAGTAGTAGGCCAAAAAGGAACACTAAATGAGATAAGGCGTAAAGGATACAAAACTTTTCACCCAATTATTGATGAAAGCTATGATCTAATAGTTGATAACGATGAAAGATTTTTTACAGTTTTACAACAATTTTCAAACATAATTCGTCTACCGGAAAAGAAGTATAAAAAATTTTTAAGTAAGTTAGATGACATAGTAAATTACAATTATGAGATTTTTAAAAAAAAGTTTTACAGTGAAATAGATTGGTATCTTTGAATGAAAATACTTTTTGAAAAGACAAATGATTACTTCTTTATGCCTAATGGAATTTACTCAAATAACTTAAGTAATTGCTTTACCTCAAATTACAAAAAATTTAAGTATTATACTCCCATGAAAATACCAGAAATAATATCATGGGCATTCAAAGATGAAAGATATCTATTAGAGTTTGCTTTTGTTGCTGAACATAGTCGTGGAATATTTCCAATTTTATTTTCAGAGCCGTCTTTTTTAAGTGCAATCAATTGTAATTATTTTATCAATGTTTGTCTATCAGGTTCAATAAAAGAAAAGATAAATAATAAAGACATAAAACTTATTATCTTTATAGATGGTGAACCTATTAATAAAAATCAATTTTATAATTTATATAACTCACTAATAAAGAATAGTATATCTAATTTTTTAATTTTTAGCAATTTTCTACCAACTGAATATGAAAAAAACTTTGAATTACAAAAAAAAGTTAAAAGAAGTTCAAGAAGCGAGTGTTGGAATCATTTTGTTAGCTTAAGTAATAGAGAAGTTACTAAGTTTAAGCATAATAAAAATATAATCGCAAATGCATTAGGTTTTAGTGCTAATTTTAATAACTATGATTTTAGAGCAGCAGCTGCATATGCATTATTTAAAAAAGGTCTGGATAAACATTGTTATATTAGTTACAATTCTGATGTAAAAATAATTAAAAATTTTACAACTGGCTTTGAAAAAATAAATAAGTTACTTAATAATTCTGATGTAAACTTTGAGCTAAGTAAGAGTTATAAAAGATTAGATGAAAAATTAATTAGTAAAACTAAAATATCCTTAGTTTTAGAAGCCTATCTGGACTTTGAAATTGCAAAAGAAGTTTATCCTACTGAAAAGTCTATAAGATCTATAAAAAATAAACAAATATTTGTTTTGTTAGGACAAGCAGGAACACTAAAAGAATTAAAAAGAATGGGTTATAAAACTTTTGATAATTACATTGATGAAAGTTACGATAGTATCTTAGATAATAGCAATAGATTTCAAGCTGTAATTTCTGAATTTGTAAGAATAGTTTCTTTGCCATCAGATAAATTAGAAACGCTACTTGAAGAGGTAGACCATATTTTAAAATATAATTATAATCTTTATTTAGAAAAGATTGAAAAACAGCTAAAGTTACTTCATATAAAAAAGCATGATCCTAATCTATGATAATATAGAAGACGGCGTACCCTTACCAAATGGGTTGGATTCTCCAAAGCTTAAAACTATATATTTAAATAATTTTTATGAATATACAAATTACTGTGCTTTGAGATGCCCCAAGTTTATCAAAGCGCAAGACAAAAAATTAGAATTAGATACTAAAGGTATATATCCAATTTCAATTGACGCCTCTTTTAACGATACTGTTAACTCATTTTTTGTTAGAAACTTAATTAATGTTGGTATATCTGAAATGTCTTTCAATAAAATAGTCAAAGGTGATCTAAAACTTGCAGTATTTATTGAAAATGAACTATCTAACGGTAACTCATTTTTTGATTTATACTTTGTTCTAAGCGAGTATTTTAAAAATTTTTTAATTTATACAAGTAAAACATATGATAATCTTAATAGTGAAATGAAAAATCATTACAATAGTGATTTTTTTAAAAAAATTGGAGATAAAAATTACTAATAAAAGTAAGCTAAAAGGTTCTGCTTATGAACAAAAAATTGCAACCCGTCTTTCAAAGGAGTTAAACAAAGAGTTTAGACGAGTGCCCTTGTCAGGTTCTATAGACTATCTTAAAGGCGACATATGGGTTCCCTCTGATACTGCTTGGTGGCCTTATTGTATTGAAGCTAAGCATTATAAAGATTTACAATGGAACAATTTGCTTACATCTAAGACTACCGATATTCTTAATTTTTGGAAACAAACCTTAAGGGAAGCCGAAGTGATGGATAAAAAACCACTACTTATCTTTAGGTGGAACAGATCTAAAGATTTTATTGGTTATATAGATAATTTTGACGAAATACCGTATATTGAGATAAAATCTTTTGGATATAAATTTAGGGTCTCACTATTAGACGAGTGGATAAATGCTTACAAAAAAGAATTTTTGCAGTAGACCTTTTAATGAACTTCATATAGAAGAAGATGGTAAAGTTACTCCGTGTTGTGTTATGCCTTCTAATAGATTCTATTTTGGAGAAAATTTAAAAGACTATACGCACAGTACTAAATTAAAAGAGATAAGAAAATCATTTTTATTAGATGAACGCCACCCATATTGTGAAAACTGTTGGGCTTCTGAAGACTTAGGAATAAGATCTCATAGAAAGCAAGATTACAGTGATTTAAAAAACACAAAGTACATACATTTAAGACTCAATAATGTTTGTAATTTTAAGTGTAGAATGTGTAATCCAAGCTTTTCATCTACTTGGGAAATTGAAAATAAAAAACACAATTATTTTAAGCAAGATAATAAAATAAATAAAGATATATTTTCAGATAATGCATATTTATTTGAATTTTTACGTCGAAACATTGTAGAAGGTAAGCTTGAATTCATTAATATTTCAGGGGGAGAACCTTTAATAACCGATGCTCATGAGAAATTAATTACTTTTTTAATAGATAACGACCTTACTAATATAAATTTAGCATATTCAACAAACTTATCTAATTTAACGTATAAAAAACTCGATTTACTAAAACTCTGGTCTAACTTTAGGCATGTTACCTTAGAAGCAAGTTGTGATGGTTGGGGAAATGCAGTTGAATACTCAAGAACAGGTTTTGACCTACAAACCTTTAAAGAAAATCTTATCAAAACCTTAAACAGACCAAACTTAGTTACTAAAATTCATTGCATAGTTAACATTTATAGCGTTTGGTCAATTCCTACACTCTTAAACATAGCTCGAAAACTAAATATTGATGTTATGTTTGATCCCCTATATTATCCAGAATTTTTGAACCCTCAAAGGTTAGGTAGGGAAGATAAAGATAACTTACAAAAACTTTATGAAAATGATTCTACTTTGAAAAATCTATTTAAAAAGTATATTAACATTGATTTACCAGAAATGTATAAAGAATTTATTGACTATAATACTATGTTAGATAGGTATAGAAATACAAGTTTTTTTAAAGTTTTTCCAATGTATGAAAAATATTATGATACTACTAGCTAATGGCTGTTCTCACACAGCTGGTGCAGAATTAGATGAAAAAAATACTGATTATTGCTATGAAAAAGCTTGGCCAGCAGAATTAAGTAATTTGTTAGGAAAAACTTCGATAAATTTAGCTAGGTCAGGAGCGAGTAATAATAGAATACTAAGAACTACAATTAATTGGATAAGTAAATACATAGCAGCAGGTAAAAAAGTAGAAAATTTATTCGTTGTAATTATGTGGTCTGGGGCATTTAGAACTGAAATAGCAACAGATAATAAATATGATGAGTCGTATTTTCATAATGGTTGGATGCCTTTAGTTGTTGGTAATGATGAATATTATAGAAAAAATTTAACTAAGATGGAGTACTTATATTATAAGTCTTGGACCTCTTTAAACTGTGTTCGCTATAGTTACACAAATTATTTATTAAATGTAATTAGCCTTCAATCTTTATTAAAAACACATAAAATTAAATATCTTTTCTGGAATAGTAGTCTTGCTGTAAAAAAGTATCCGGAAGAGCTAAGTAATTTTTACAACTTAATAGATGTCAATAGATTTCCTTATGTTAGAAATGAAGACTATAATTTTTCTGAATTAGCCAGCAAATATAACTATAAGTTATCGGATATTTCTGCAAACGGTAATTTTAGATCTCACTTTGATGAACAATCGCAAATCCATTGGGCTAATTATATGTATGAACAAATCACTTCAAGAAAACTATTATAGATAAAAGATCATAAAAGTTATTGCTGAATACTCATTTCATTGATATTATATATTATAAATAACAGGAGATATCAATGTCTAATACAAAATCTTGGAATGATCTAGCTGATCTACAACAGCCTGATTATTCTTCATACAAAAATCTTTTAATTATAGATGCAAACAACCTCTCATATCGCTGGCTTCAAAGACCTAACTATGGTTCTTTTGGTGCAGACTTTATACGTACTATACAATCACTTTCTAAATCTTATGAGGCAACCCGTACAATAGTATGCTTTGATTTTGGTAAAAGCTACTACCGAATGGATATGCATCCTGAGTATAAAGGCACACGTAAAAAACCTCAAGAGGAAGAAGAGATAAAAAAATATGAAGACTTTTTTGCTGTTTTAAATTCTCTTCCTGACGAGCTTGATGAAGAAGTGCTAAAATTTAGAGGTGTTGAGGCTGACGACATCTTAGCCTATATAACGCAAAACGTGTCTGACAGGTATGATCATACTTGGATTGTGTCCTCAGATAGAGATTTATATCAACTAATTAATGATAACGTATCTGTATTCAATATTTTTGGTAGAAAAGAAGTTACAATTGATTCTTTAATAGAAGACTACGGAACTACTCCTTATGAATACATGCTATCAAGAATAATTGAAGGAGATAAGTCTGATAATATTTTAGGAATAGAAGGTATTGGCCCAAAACGTGCTCAAGGACTAGCTAAAGACCATAAAGAGTTTAATAACTTACTCGAAAGTTTACCACTTAAAGGTAGATCTAAATATATTCAAAATCTTAATGCGGGACGTGATACTCTTTTACGTAATGAAAAGTTAATAAATCTTAAAAAGTATTGTGAAGAAGCAATTCTCAGTGGCAAAGAAGGCGAAGAGTATCTTGCAAAACTCAAAAATTTGTAAACTTCATATAGAAAAAAGCTCACTTGCAAAAGCCTTAGAGAAAGATTACTCGCTTGAGTGGGGTTTTAACCAATCTACTACATTTGATCCATACTTCCATCTTAGAGCTTGCATTATAAAAGATGTTATAGTAGAGCCTGGAGAAGTCATTATAATACCTACGGGGATTTATACTCAACTTATAAATCCTGGGTTTATAATAGAAGTATCTTCTGACTACGACCTTTTATTAGAGAATGGTCTGTCAGTATTTGATTCACCTATGCTTTTTGATTTTACGTTTACAAACGAAATACATGTTTTAATTAAAAATAATTTTAATCAAGCACAGAATATACAGCCAGGAAAAAAAGTTGCGATTCTTTCTATTAGACAACTTCCACAAACAGTGATAAAATACGTTGATATGATAGAAGAATCTCCTTGGAAAAATAAAGGTAAAAAATTTATTCAAGAATTTAAGAAAAAATTTAATCCAGAAATCTATGATCAAAAGAAATTTAAAACTTCAGAGTTTTACTCAAGAGAAGATATAGATAATTACATAAGGAAACACAATGGAAGTTAGAATAATAAGTTATAGTCAGCCACCGAAAGATAATTTATACGTAGGTGAAGACGTTCAAGAATTAGTAGCATATTGTGCAAGAGTGTCAAATCCAGATAATCAAAACAGTGCTCAAACGTCAGATAAGCTTCTGAAGTACTTAATTAGGGAAAAACACTGGTCTCCTTTTGAAATGGTATCTGCTTGTCTAGAAATTACCACTACCAGAGATATCGCAAGGCAGATACTTCGTCACAGATCGTTTTCTTTTCAAGAGTTTTCTCAGCGATATGCTGATCCCACTCAACATCTAAAGTCTGTTAGACGTGAAGCACGACTTCAAGACCATAAAAATAGGCAAAATTCTATTGAAGTTGAAGATAATTCTTTACAGCAACAGTGGATGGGTCAACAAGATGCTGTATATTTAGCAGCTATAAAAGCATATACATGGGCTATAGAAATGGGCATAGCAAAAGAACAAGCTCGTGCAGTATTACCAGAAGGTTTAATGGAGTCTAGGCTATATGTTAATGGAACTTTAAGATCTTGGATTCATTATATTGAGTTACGTCAAGCTAACGGCACGCAAAAAGAGCATAGAGAAATAGCAAATGCTTGTGCAAAGGTAATTACTGAAATATTTCCTATGGGAAAAGATTACTTAGCTCCTCCAAGATGACGATCGCTTTTTTAACACAATATTATAGAGGGCTTGGTCATAGTCAAAGAATAAAGTTTATTGCAGAAAAAGTAGGAAAAACAGAACCTGTAATAATATTAGATCAGCTATTTCAACCACCTCTTACATATTCTGTCCCTCATATAGCCTTTTTAAAAGACTATAAGGTAGAGGATATAAATAATATGTTTCAATTTATTATGCAAGAGGATCTTATAAATTTTAGAATAAAAAAATTCATTGAAGCGATAGAAAAAAATAAATGTACTATACTAGTCTGCGAAGGCTTTCCCTTTTGTAGGCATCAATTTGCACATGAATATATAAGATATTTTGAAGAGTGTAAAAGAAGAGATATTAAAATTTTAGTATCTGTAAGAGATTTTCCGTGGGACGAACCTCACGATGAATCTTTACAGGACTGGGTGCTATATACTCAAAACTTAGTGTGTAAATACTATGTAGACAAAATACTTGTGCATGGAGATCCTAATATCTTACCTCTTGTGAGTGATAGGATGAGACATTCTAATAGTAAACAAATTATAGATGATATAAAAGATAAAGTTGTATATACTGGTTATGTTTGTGATAAGTCATTATCTGAGCATGTACAAAAAAATAATAAAATATATGTAAGTACTGGTCTGAATAAAGAAGAGGGTATGCTTTTATTTAAAAATTTAGTAAAGATTGCGCCAAAGTTTAAAGATTATGAATTTGTAATGACAATAGCTAATAAGTATCTTAAAACAGGTAATATTACTAAAGGTAATGTGACTATGATTGAGTATATACCTAATCTAAGAGAAAAACTTGTAGACTGTGCTGCTTATATAACTTATGGAGGTTACAACGCCACTGTAGAAATACTTCAAAGCGTTATACCATCAATAATTATTCCTAGACAGGATGGAAGAAAAATGGAACAATTTGTAAGAGCATACACATTTGAGCCTTATAATTTTTATAAAGTAGTAAATAATAAAGAAATAGACACTCTCGAAAAAACTTTAAGAGTTGTCTTAGAAACAAAACCTAATAAATTTAAGTTTGATCTTAACGGAACAGAGAAGTCAGCAGATGTCATCAAAACAACTTACAATGGAAGACATTAATAAAGCCAAACTTAAATGGCAAGAAGTACTAATAAAAGATGAAATAGGGCTTATTTCTATATTCGCTAAAAAGAATAGATTAATAGCTGCTTATGAAAGAGCAGAGCACAATGCTTGGATTGTAAGAACACTTAGAGATAAAAAACAACGATATCGTTTTCCAAAGTGTAAAAATTTAATAATGATTGGTAGTGGTGTATACCCCTATTCAATGTTCGATGTACACAAACAGTACCCTCATATTAAACAAATAGGCTTAGAAATAGATGAAAAACGCGCAAAAATTAGTAGAAAAGTTATAGAAGTATCACCTGCAAAAGATAATATTAAAATAGTAGCTTGTGATGCATACGACTTTGATTATTCATGGTTGGGAATAGATGATTTAGTTTTCATCTCTGTTGATGTAGAGCATAAACGCATATTTTCAAAGATTATAGAAACAAGTAAGGCGCAACTTCATATATGTGCGCCTTACGATAATGTTTGGTTAGATCATTTTTTAAGATTCAAAGGTGTTATTTAAAAAGTATTTTTTGGTGATAAATACTATTATAATTAACTTTTTCTTTTCTCTTTAGCTTTTTAATCTTTTTTTTACTCGGTGTTGTATTTGAACGTTGAAAAAAATCTGGAGCTATCATTTTGTTTTAACAGTTTTGACTGTCTGAGAATTTGGATTTTTTACTTCCCTAACTGTTAATTGATCACCCCTACGATAGTAATCGTAAGTTCTCTCTTTTTCAGCAGGATCATACTCTTCTCTGAGTCCGTAACGGTTATCACCGATTACTACAGCCTCTCCTGATCTTTCTTCAACACCTGATAGTGACTTTGCCATAATATTAGCCTTACTTCATATCTTTGATAATACGACCACCAAAGTTTCCGTTTGACTCATTTGCGACACGAACTGCAGGAGACATGCCTCCTCCAGCTTTAGGTCCAGTTGATTCATTGTTACCACCTTGGTACCCTTTTGTAATATCCATCATTTCAGGCCCTTGGTTTACATAACCTTCTGCATCTTTCATCATGTTGTTAGGTCCTGGTGCACCAGCTGCTCGAGAGTCGTTTGACCCAGTAAAGCTGGTTCTTGTTGTTCCACCCATAGCACTTTTTGGATAATTTTTTGCATTTTTTACGTACTTCATATCCTCTGCGCTTCCGGTGACTGTTTTTGAAATCATTGCCATGATTATTCTCCTTTATTTAAATTAGGAAATCAGTGCTAGCACTGTTTCTGTCATGTTACCTGCGTTAGAGCCGCCAGATGTGGAAGCACGAACTGTAACTGTATGAGCTGGGTCACCGTTTAGGGTGCTACTACCAACTAAGTAATATGTATTGCTTGAAATATTCAATGCTGAGTAATTGATTTCTGAATTAGCATTTGATACGATTGCACGATCAACACCTGAAGCATCACACCACCACATTTCAACTCCATTAGTACCAGCAGCTGCATGTGAGATTAAGTTTGCTTGTTGATTCACACCAAAGTCATTATTGGTAAAAATACAGTTCTCAAATCTTAAAGTCACTGCTGTATTACCTTCTTTAGTAATACACGAAGCTCCTGTTGCTGTTGTACTAGCAGCACCTTGGAATGTGACATTCTTAAAACTGATTTGACCAGTTGAACCATCAGCAATGGTCATATCACCACTGATAATAATTTCTTCTGGATCACCAACACCGATGTATGCGTAATCAGACGCTACAACACCTGTAGGTGCTGTGTATGTACCTGCGTACATGTGTACTTCGTTACCGCCTTGGGTAAGAGCAGTGGTCGGAATATCCGAAATTACTGCTGGAAACCCGTCGGTTCCTCTTTTATCTACTATAGCCATAGTTTTTCTCCTTGAGGGTTATTTATGATTTATTATCACAAACAAACATTATAATGTCAAAATTTATTTTTTACGTTTCTTGCCTGCCGAGTTAAGTGCTATTGCCACTGCTTGTCGGCGTTGGGCCTCTTTACGTGAGATACCTTGTTTTTTTGCTAAAGTACTTACACCTTTAGCACGAGCTTTTGAAGGCTTTTTCATTAGCTCTTTTATATTCTTTGAAACTGTTTTTTGAGACTTACCACGTTTAAGAGGCATTAGCAATCTTCAGCTTGAACCATCTTAAATGAGGGGGGAGTCATATCGTCATTTGATTCTTCGTTGTCTATAAGAAGTTCTTTAAATTTAGCCATATGAACACTTTCTATGTATTCATGTTCTTCTTCTAGATCCATCTCTTTAGCTAATTCCATGATCATATCAGCATAACTTTGAGCCTTGTTTACCATATCTTGATCAATAACCCCCATTGCGATTGCTTGTTTTTCAAGTTTGAAAAATACGTCTTGTAGCATAGCTGACTCTACCACAAGATGTGTCATAACAGTTCTATCTTCCATAGAACTGTATAGCTTCTGCGCTGAAGGACATATATCAAAATGCATTGTCTGATAATCACCAACTTTTATCTGACCTTCGGGAAGTATGTTCATCTCTCCCATATCTAATCCAGAATCAGACATTTCATCATCTTTTACATCTTCGCGAGGCTCTTCCATTGGAGCTTCTGAATATACTAAGTAGTCACGAGCACTGTTCATATATGCTGAACATTTAGCAAGTTTATTTGTCCACCATGTAGGAAGAGATGCTTCTGCATTTCTAGGAAGTGCTTTAAGAATATCTTCAGCATCCTCAATTATTGTCTGGCACATTCTACGCGATGAAGCTACATCTGTATGTCCGTCTTTTCTCATCTTTTTTTCCTTTTAAAACCAATAGGTTTAGAATATTTTATAGGATATCCTAATTCTCGTTCTTTAATAATAAAATTCTCAAGATTACTATAAGTTAATTTTCCACCTGTGGCAAGTTTTCTAATCTTTTCATTTCTGCGAATACCTTGATTAGGAAATCTTAAAAATTTAAATTTTCCAACTTTGCGTAGCACCTTAGCCGACATTTAATTTCCTAACTGATTTGAAGAACTAAATACAGTTGTTTCTCCAGTTTTCAAATTTTCTTCTGTTTTTTCAATAGATGAAACTATTTTACCACACTGTGATTTACAAAGTGAAAAAGATCGCTCATAGCCTTGTAAAAAGTTTTGTAATTTATTCCAATAAGTATAATCTAAAATCTTTTCTATGGGAACCTCTAATCCATTAAAAAGACGAGTAAACTCTGGAGGGTAGTAAAATCGTGAATTGTCCTGATCATAGTAGTGACCTCCCGTCCAACAACACCTGAAAACTAAACCTTCTGGAGAAATATACCATTTATTCCAGTTATCCCATACACAGTGTATTTGTCTCTCTGCTTTATCATACTGTTTAGTCTTTTTAGAGTGAACAAAAGCTCCTGATTTAGGAGCAAAAACATCTCTAGAGGTTTTTACAGTAGAAAAAGTAGTAAAACCACACTTTTCTGCTACAGCACGAGCTTCCTCTACTTGATGACGATTATGCTCGAAAACTATATATTTCCAATGCACTTGTGGTCGATTAGTTTTGATCACCGAACAAGCGTTAGATAACACACTCTCATATTTGGTATTAATACGATAAATATGATGAGTATCAGAAAGACCATCTAAATCGAAATTAATTATATCCTGATCATCAAGTATATTGCCTACATCTGTCCAATAATTATCGTCATGTATTCCACCGTTAGTATGTATTAAAATACGTGTGCCATGTGATTTAACATATGAGATAATTTCACGAAACTGCTTGTTCATAATAGAATCGCCAAAGTTTCCATTTAGAACTAACCACTCTAAATTATTAAGCAGTTTAGAATAAAAAAGTTGTTTAAAGTTATCTAAGCTTATTGTGTAACGAGCATCATTTAAATTTATTGAAAGAGGTTTTTGCCTATGACAAGCAGGGCATTTAGCGTTACAACGAAATGTTAACTCTGTAGTAAGCTGTCTATATTTTCTCATTATGTAGGTAAATATCTCACTACAAAAGCGTGTTCACCTGTTGATAAAGTACCGTCAGAGTGCTTAAATTGGAGCATTATTCTATCACCAGCCGCAAAGGTTGTGCTTATAACATTAGAGTTACCCGCATCGCCTGTTGCTGCACCACTTACTACTACATTATTACCATTAGTAGCAACACTCGCTCCGTTTTTATATAAATCTACTTGTAGCACAGACCCTGAAGACTGAGTAGCTACGTCAAATTGGGCTGTTACGTGTGTTGCTGTGCCTGCTACAGGAAGTCTCCAACCTTGTCCGTTTTGTGATCCGTTAGTAGTTTTAGCTTCTTGAAAAGACGTTTGTCCTGTTATAGTAGGTTCTGATCCGAAAACTAAAAATGTTGCTGAGTTAATCTCTAAAAATCCAACATTATTAGTTAAAGAAAAAACATTATCTTGTACTGTGTTAACATTACTAGTAACAGTATTAACATTCGATATGACACCATCATTAAGAATAGTAGTATTCGCGCTATCGGCTAAGTGTTGTACCTCAATAGTTGCATTTGCTACATGACCTGAGCGATTAACAGCCGAATTAGCAACAGTTGTGTTAGCAACAGCATTTGCATTTAAAACAGTAGTAGTAACTTTTGTAAGTGCCACTTTTACTCCTTCGTCTCTGTCTCTTCTTCAAGTTCAGCAAAAAATTCCGCTAAAAAGTCTTTTTGTTCGACAGGCTCTTCTTCTTCATTCTCAAAGAATTCTTTTATAAAGTCTTCTACTTGTTGATCCACTGTTGGAGGTTTAAGTAGTTCATCAAACTCTTCATTAATACACGCACGTTCTATAAAACTATTTATAAAGTTAAGGGTCTCTTCATCTAAGGACTCACGGTGAGTTAAAAAAATTCGCTCTTTAACTTCAAGAATTCCTTTATCTTCATAATAAATACCAACTTCTTCACCTTCAGTTAGTTTTAAAACTTCAGGAGCTGCTTCTAAAATTTTATCAAGAGGAAAAGCTCGTTGAATCATTGGTGGTGAATTTTTACCTTGTGATAAGTCTCTATATTCACAAAAAAGCATTTTTTGATTTAATTCATCTATGCTAAATTTTTTATATATCATTAATAGTATTCCTTAAGTTTTAATTATGTAATTTACAAACATTACAGGCATTGTAATGCTATGAGTATGTGCAGCGGTAACTATACTCGTAACAACATCAACTCCTGAAGTGTCTTTAGAAGATACACCAATTGGGGTAAAGTCGGGTGTTACGGTTTGCGTTTCTGCATCTGTTGATATAACTGACAAAGCATTAAGAGCGGTGCCTGTTCCTTGGCCGAGAGCGTTAGTACCGTTAGTTCCTGCAGGTGTGACACCTCTCATATCTGGTAAATCAAATGTATCCGAACCGTCTCCAATTCCATAAGTTGTGCTTATAACTGCAAATAGCTCTGCATAAGTAGTTCTACTAATCTCATTTCCATTACACAGTAACCAACCTGTTGGTGCTGCTGCCGCTCCCCACGCTATTATAGATCCTGCAGGTAGAAGCGGTCCTTGTGTAGATGTTGCATCTCCTGTAATTGAAGATTGTGCAAGAACTCCTACTGCTAAGTTAGCGTATACTCCTGGAGTAGCCATTACATGAAGTCCATCAGTTGCCTCAGCAGCAGCAGTGCCGAGAGCTACATCGAGACGATGAACAATAGCAGCGTTAGATGAATTAAGTGACCCAATACCGATTGCAGAGTTTACACCTGCTAGAGCTGAAACTCGGAGTGTAGTGTTAGATTCCCACTCAGCTTTACCATCAAAAGCGTCAAGACGGTGACCTGCTTTTGCAAAGTCAACACGATCTATAGTAATACCTTTTACAGCAATCATAGTATTTGTGACAGAACCGTTTGTCGGAGGTATTCCAACATCCACAACGTCAGCCATTGTACCATTGTTAGCAGTGATTAAATAGAGTCTACCATTTGCAGATAAACCAGCTGCAGCTGATACTGTAGCAGTTAACTCACCTATCTCATATGTAGCCACATTTGATGCTAAGGCTACGATACCGTTTTCAATACGGTTACCAATACCAACACGAGTAAAATTTCCCCCAACTGGAGAAGATTTTACATGTACAGAGTCAGAAATGTAAAGAGCATTAGTTGTAGCGCTACGATATAGCATACCGTCTTGTTCACCAATGCCTGCACCAGAAGCTGTAATATTATCAGCGTCAGGTATTGCTGGAGATTTAAAATTAGTTAATAGAGATCTTAATGCGTTATTAAACTGTGAACGAGCAGCATTAAGAGACGTGCCTGCGGTAGGTTCAATAAAAGTATTTGAATCTACTAATGCCATATTATACTCCTGAAGCCGTAAACATTACGGTAGCTGTACTATTTGCCTGATATTCACCGGTACCATCTGCTGCAAAGAGTTTAAACGAAGCTTGTGTAGCAGATGCTGCTGTAGTTACAACAATAGCTGGATTAGCTTCAGCATCTTCTTGTGTTAAAACAGTATAAGAAATAACAGGCCTGTTAATATATGCAGCACTGGTATAATCTACAGTTTTTGGCGAACCATCATAAGTAATAGTATCTGTGAAAATTACTTGTTCTTTATCTACTGTATATCGAAATTTATCAATTGTAAAGTCAAATTCATCTGGCTCATTGTTGGTTACGACAAATTTTATTTGGAACTGTCTAAAGGTTCGAGAACCTGCCTCGTAAGGAACATATCCTTCGTTAACAGTTCCTCCAATAAACTGTGTCACATCTACGTTCCCATTAGCATAGTATAGAGAAGAGTTATCAACGGTGGTAGTTCGTATAAATGTTTCAGTTGTCACAGCTCCTAAGTCTCCTGCAAATGTTTCTGCAGAGCCTGTATCTGAAAACTGCTTTAAGTCAACAAGAGCGTAAGTATTACTAGCCCCAAGAGTGATATTAGAAAATGCATTAGATCCAGTAGGATCACCATTTGCGTGATAGGTAGCTCCAAGCTCAATAGCTGTTGCATTGATAACGCCCGCTATTAGTGCATAAGAGTTTGAATTTGAGTCATCTCCTGCAAATTGTCCATCGTTCCATATAGCCCACACTTTTGCCTCAGAGCCATCAGAGGTGTAAATACCTGTTCCTGAAATAAGAGTTTGATTATTGGAGTCAAAAACTGCATTAACTACAAGAGGATCTGTATTATTAAATCCAAGTACGTGACCAATACCACCAAAGTCTGTATCTACGAGTACGTTAGATACTGTTGATTCTTCTGTAACGCCTGCGGCAATAAAATCTTCGTGCTGATCTGTGAATTGAGATCTAACAGTTTGAGAAGCTTCGATATCAATCTGTATAGCACCAGTTAAAGTTGATCCAAGATCACGAATTGAAGTAAAGTAAGTTGAAGAAGATTCAGCTAATAAGTCAGTAGGAGACCCTCCAATCGCTGAAAAGCCGCTTGATGTACCGTTTGCGTTATCAACTATAGATGACGGATGACCGTCCCCTTTATCTGCAAAGGCTAGTCCTCCAGAATTCGAAGTTTCAAATGATGGAAAGTTTTCTTCATCTGCATTAGTGTTAGTAATATTTGTAAAATTAGTTCCTGGGTCATCTTCATTATACGCATTGATAACCGTATTACGATTTGGGCGCGTAGTTGTAAGAGTAATGCCTACAACAGATTCAGAGAAGTTACCGCTTGTGTCACGAGTTCTAGCTAAATAAGTAAACTCCCCAAAAGCGTCAATAGGAATTGATTTACGAGAAGTTCCAGAGGACACAGTAATAAGAGGATCAGATGCTACAAAATTTGCAACAGTAGCTAATACCGAACCAGGGGCACGACGTATAACTACTTCTTTTAAATCTAGATCCGCAAGCTGTTCATTAACACGGGCGTATGTCCAAAAAAGTGTTATTTGATCTGTTTGTTGACCTCCTGTAAAGTTTTGCACATTTTGCGGTTGAGCAGTTTTACCTATAATAGACTTAATGTTACTTACAGTAACGCCGCGAATATCTTTATTTAAAGGAGTAACGCGAATTGTAATAGAGGTTGACTCTGAAACTGTGCCTCTGTTTATACCGTTTATGGTAAATCTAATCTTTCCATCAGTGTCAACACCTGTTGCTGGAACTTTAACAGTGTTAAAAGATGTTAAATCAGCTCCACCATCGTTTGCGCCAACAGCTTCAACTTGGTCTAATTTATACGAAATTTCATAATCAGTTACCTCTTGGCCTTGAATATGATCAAATTCTGCTGTTACACGAACGGCAACTCCTCCAGTTTGTTCTCTATATAATGACTCAATAATATTAAAATTTTGAACTTTTTGTATAGGAAGATCTTCAACTACTATACTTTTTGTTACGAAAGGAGAGAAACGCCCAAGAATATTTCTATTTCTTGCTCGTAGAGAAGTTATACCTGTTGATAAATTAGTAATTGTTAATGTATCATCAATGTTAGTACGCTCAAACTCATTACCAGTCTGTAAAGAATATGTCCTAGAGTTAGCAGTTCTAAAGTTGCCCGGAAATAAATTAGTATCATATGTAAAGGTAATATCTCCCTCATTTACACTTGTTAGAGTTCCTACAGGGTCTGGGGAAATATTTGTAAAAGAAGAACCTAAAAGGTTGGCTCCTGGTTTCCTGTTTGTTGCTACTCCTGTAATTGGTGAAGAAAAATATGGAATGCTTATAGTGTCTTCGTTCTCAAGAGTAATTCGATAAATAGAGTTTGTTGTTATGGTTGAGTTATAAGAAGGACTTTCTAAGTCATAAGAAGTGCCCACTACACTAAAAGTATTACCAGAAGAAGTTTGAACATTATCACCTATTTCAATAATAGGTGGTGCATAATAATCAACTTCAATTCTATATTTAGTTTCATTAGCTCCTGTTACATAAGAAATAGTTGAATTAGCTTCTATATCAAAATTTCTAGTGAAAGTGTACTGTCCTGCTGATTTTTCAATACCATCTATAAAAAGACGAGTAAAACCTTTAACACGAGGATCAACCTCGATTTCAATAGTTCCATCATGATCTGCTAAATTACCTTCTTCAATGTAGGTAGTTTCAACACCTTTTACATAAAAACTTGTATTATTATAAGTTTTAGAATCTAACATCTGATTTATAGTTACGTAGAAAGGTGCTGGGGGTAAAAAAGATATTAAGTTAGTACCGTTTGTATTAGTGTTATCTATCTTAAGTTTACTATTAGCAATATCTGAAGATACTATAGCTCGACTTAAATCTGTGACTATGGGAGCAAAACCTACAAAATTTAGAGCACTCTGCGCTTCGCTTTTTTCATTTACAGGTATAGTAACAAAATCATCTCCCTTGAGTGTGGGAGCATCTTCAGTTCCATCATTAACCTCAGAAACATGCTTAAAAAAGTTTTCATCAAATACGTCTCCATACCCTAAAAGAGTAAATTCAATATTACCATCATCAATACCGCCGTTAGTATCAGTCACTTCATATGAGGTGCACAATATTTTAATTTCTCCAGCAGGGGTAGAAAACCCATTTTTACCTACTATAGAAGCTACTGTATCACCTTCAGTAACCGCAGTAGCGTCACTAACTTTAAATTCTAATGCCCCTGCAGATCCTCCTACGACATTTGCGATAAGAGTATCGGCATCAGGGGTGGCTAAAAAGAATTCTGTTCTAAAATCCTGATTATAACCTAGAGATTCTGTTGACTCTTCGATAATTCCATCAACTACTACAGAACCATCAAGAGTTCTACGAGGAACAGGTCTAAAGTTTACTATAGGAACAGGAGGAACAGTTAGCGGAGATAAAATATCAGTATAAGCTGTTGGAGTATAATCAATAAAAGTGTCAGAATCTACGTATACATTAGAAATATACTCTATACCAGAAATTGTGACTTCTTCATCTTGAGGCTCTCTAGTCATACTTGTAATTTTAAATAGCTTACCTGCTTTATTAGTGTAATAATCCCCAGGGTTTTCAATCTCTCCAAGAGACCACAAATCTCCTTGTTTAGGTAGATTATTAGCGGTAAAAGTTGAATAGTTATCAAACCTTTTATTAATTGGATTAAATCTTTGAACAACTTTAACGCGGGCTTGATCAATACCTGTAGATACGTTGTCTGTAGCGGTCAAGGTAAAGTCAGAATCACTTAATATATAAAGATCAATCCTGTCTGAGTCCATTTTTATAACACGAAGAGCTATCGGACCAGTATTTGCCGTAAATAAACTAGAAGTAATTGCAGGTGATGTAAAATGTTCTAAATATATATTTGAGTTACCTGTTTGTAATAGTAAATTTGAATCTTGAAATAGCTTACCACTATAGCCATAAGCTATACCAGACTGTTGTTGTGCTACAGAGATAACATCCCCAGGAGCTAAGTTTAAAGCATCTGAACTAGTAGTAAAAGTAACATTACGTCTTTGAAAAGTTGAAGCAGCTATTTGGTACTGAGCAAAGCGAAGTGCTTGTGATCGCCTAGTAGTACCGAATAAATCAAGAGTTACAACATTTTCTACTATACTAGGAGTTGAACCATCATTTCTATCTGTGGTATCAATACGCACAGTTTCACGTTTATAATGATTTGTAGGCTCGATATAACTTACGTCAACACCAGTAATAATATCACTTTCTTTATTTCCTGATATTTGCAGGGATCCTTGTTTTATATTTGTTTCATTAAATACCATAGCTGGAAACTCATCAGGCATATCTACTGCAAGCGTAATCTTACCTAAAGAATATACAAGAGCAGCCCTAAAAGATGAAGCAAGGGTGTTAAGAGTGTCCATAACCTGAGACTGGTCGGCAATAACACAATTTAAAGTAAATCTTCGTTCTTTGATTGCTGTACCCGCTGATACTCCTACAAGTGTTTGACGAACACTTGTAAATTTATCACGAGGTTTGTGTCTGAAAGAACCGTCAGCTAAAGAATCTACACCAATAAAGTTACCCGTGGTAAAATCACAAGCATCACAAAACTGAGCTACTTGAAAAAACTTATATTTATCAATATTTTCTTCAGCTATACCCACTCCATAAGTTTTATTAGTTAAAATGTCGTATATAATCCACACAGGATTTTGTGTCCATGAGTATACAAAAGTACCATCCCATGTACCTACGTAAATTTGAGGATTTTGTGTTGTAAGTTTTGTGTCTGCACCAGTAAACTGTTGAGAATATCCTTGTGCAGCTCTAGTAACATCAGCTATCTCAACTTCTCTCCAATCAATCTCTCCATTTTCTAAAATTGGTTGGTTATAATTAGAAGGTACTTTTACAAGTAAACCTTTTACCATTGAAGTAAAAGTAGGAACTCCTCCTTGATGTTCATCAACTGCTTTTAGGGCATAACCAATCACAGCAGTTCTGGGATAGGCTTGAGGAGATTCTTCAATCTCAAACCATCCAAGAGATCTAATATCATCTGCTATTTTAGAACTAGCACTATCAGCAGAGGTTTTTGTAATCGTAAAGCGATAACCATTATTACTACGATTTTCAGTTGGAATATCAAGTCGTAAATTAAATCTAAAAGGTGTACCTGTTTTTCCTGATATTTTCTTCTCGATAGAAACAATCTCATCTTCTCCGTCTGCAGGAGCAGGAAATATTTGAATTTTAATTGTGAGAGAATTAGACTTAATATCGCCATTGTCTAAAACTTTTTGTAAGCCATTTATTTGGAAAATAAATTTAAGAGCGTCCCATGATTGTGCGCTAGTTTCTTGAAGAGTTATACCAGAAGAAGGAACTCCAGCAAGATTTCCTTTTTTTAAAGAGACAGGAGAGGCAAAATTTTGAGGGGTAATTATATTTTCCCCAAATACGTCAAGCCTATCTTGAGTAGTAGTTCCTGTTGTAGAAAGTGTTTTAAATTTAGAAGTATCCTCTCCACCATCTCCGTCTAGTAAAACTAAATCATCGATAGAACTATCTGCTATTTCAATATCTTGAGGACCATTAGAGTTAATACGATACACAGGACCCTCGCTTAGACCTATAGTAGTAAAAATAATATCAGTACCAAAAAGAGATTGAGCAGCCTCAGAAGGAGGACGACCAGAGCCGCCTTTACCTCCGCCTTTTGCTCCTTCAATTCTTGGAAGCGAAGCATTGGTATGTCTTATATAATTCTTACTCATGAGAATTGTTCCCCTACGTCAACAACATCATTTTTACCGTGTTGTTCTGATTCAATATACCCACTTAAGAATTGTCCTGCAACCCTAAAATGACCATAAACAAGAGGAATAGGGGTACCACTTTGAGAAGTATTAGTAAGAGATCCAAACATACCATTTTCACGAGTAGAGTTGTCTGTCTCCATAGGCTTTGGTTTTTTAGTGAATAAAGAAGATACTACAGATAGAGCTAAGTTACCTAAGATACTTTGAGCAAAACTAGGCATACCAGCAAGAGAACTAAACAAACCTCCCCCAGCTTGTGCACTTGCGGAAGTAACGCCAGCAGCAGTAGCGGTAGAAGTAGTTGCAGTAGCGGTAGAAGTAGCGGCTATACTTAATCCTCCAGTAGCGGCTGCAAGGCCTACTATTGCAAGCATAGCAAATAGCCCGCCTCGTTTACCTCCTCCGCCAGTAATTCCAGGAACAAGGTATAATATTTCATCATCTTTAATGCGTCTGAGTTGCGCTTCGTCAGGCTCTATAATGCGGTAGTCCGAATCTAAAACAAAAACGTTTTCAGCAAAGTCATTTTGTTCTACCTCTAACATATACTTTCTGAATTTAGGGTGCATAGAATTAAGATAAGGTATTATGTCAAAATAGGTGTGTAGATCTACAGAGTAGGAACTATCGCTAAAAAATTTTTGAAGAGATGAGTGTATTTTAAGCTGCGCCTGCAAGGTGGCTC